GAGACCTCTTTTTAGGGGTCTCTTTTTTTATGTCAAGATCTCCTAACAATAAATATTGTTACAGGAGGCTAAGACAAATGTTACACATTAATTTTAATTGGGAACCACCAGAAGTTCCAGAATACGATCCAGAAATTCATAATCCAGAGAGGGTCTTTGCCTTTCTGTGTTACAGGGGAATACACTATGCGAAGTGGGTATTCGTAGGCGATATCTTTGGGCAAAATTGGAATGTAAAGAATCCAAGACAAGAAGGTTAAGAACAGGTAAACGGTATACAAAGACCTCTACATAGTAGGGGTCTTTTTTTATATAATGAATTTACTCAAACATCCGTTGTTTCAGATTAATATGATATTGATTTGTTCTCTTGTGTTTATAGAGTTAACGCATATCAACTATCACAGAACAGCACCACCTTGTCCTGTACAAGAAATAGAAATGGAAGATGATTGGTGATATATAGTTATGATATCGTAACATTTTATAATGGATCGTAAAGTAAAGACACTGTTAAAAGTTGGATTACCACTCGTTATAGTAATCCAACTTATCTCAATTACATTTTTATTGGCAAGACTCAACAGAGATAAAGCATTCTCTTGTAAAACTGCCAGAGAGTATTTGGTGTGCAGACAAGTAGAACTACCATAATTAAAGTTGATATATAATAAAAACAAGTGAATGAAGAAAAAGTTAGAATGTTAAAAATGGAACCAATAAGAGTAAGGTGCAGATCTTGCGGGAAAGAGGTAAAGGCTGCTGCAGGAAAATCAGTTTGTTGTGGTTGTGAAAATATGACAACCATCAAAGGAGATGTGATATCTGCTGTTGATTTAGGGCAAGTTATTATGTTAAATACCTATTCTGTGAATGAGAAAAGTGGGTTATCTTCAGAGCAAATTGAGTGGCAAGAGGAGCGTAGCAAACGTAAAATTCGTAAGTTAGACTTTGAAGTTCGCTAAATAATTACACTTAGACCAGAACTCACCACTCTTTTCTATACGTGAGGAGGTCATAAGGGAAGAATTTTTACGACGTATGGATATCAAAAAAGAACTCGATGAAGTTCAAAAAAAGATAGACGAAATTAAGAAAAGTCAGGAAACCCTCAAGAAGATTGCTGACTTACAGGAAAAACAAGACAGAAAGATGGCGAAACGACCATATAGTGGTGGTTATGAGATGATATGATATAATACATATTAAAAAGCAATCCAATATGTTCAAAGCACTAATCACAGAGTTTCCTCTGTCCGACGTTCCCAAGGAGAGAACAGTCACAGAGGAGAAGATACGGAAGAACACCTACACTAAAGATGAGGTAGATGTGCTAATATCTGCTGCTGTTAAAGAGGCAGTAGAAGAGGCAGTTGCAGAGGCAAAAAAAATTGATGAAGAATCAATGGCAAAGCATAATCGTGAAGCAACTGTTATTAGCATGATACTTGGATTTACAACACTAGCACTATTTGTGGATGGTTTACTTAGAATGTTGGGTATTATACCACCATTTATGGAGATTGATATTAATATCTTAGATAAGATAGAAACAGATATCATAGATAAGATAAAACAAGTTCCTATACAAAAATTATTTCAACACGGTTTTAGATGAATGACCTTTCTGTATTGTTATATTTCATCATGTTCGCCGTTGTCGTGGGGATGACATTTGCGTTTATGTATAGTATGATGAAGTCAACTCTAAGAGAGTTTGACAAACCAAGACTCACAAGAAACGTTCATCCAGAGATGGAGGATGTAAAATCTGGAGAAACATTACTCGTCTTCTCTACTGAAGAAGAAGATGATGATGACGATGGAGATGTTATTATTGTAAGAAAATGAGAGAACAACTGATCAAAGCACTTCTAGCCCATGCACAGGGCGACATTCAAAAACACGTTGCAAACGTAGAGGTCTATCTGACCAACCCTGCTGGTATTGGAGAACACTCTAATATCGTAGAAGCAATCGAACAAGAATTAAATATGATTGCAAAATATCAAGATCAAATAGATATAATCAACAAGTATTTTAAAAAGTAATGGCTAACGATCTCTATGAAGACATGAGGATCCTAAACTCATTATATGAAGAATTAATGTGGGATGCTAACGATGACTTGCAATTTAGTATAGAAGGTGGTAAGATAGTAATTACTAATTTAAATTTGAAAAAAGAATGAAATCCGTGTCAAAATTTAAACATCAAGTGAAATCAAGTAGATATTATCTTTTTTGGGGAGCTGCAACTATTGCTGTCATGGCAGGCCAAATATATGTTGGTGATGGATATCGTAGGATGTCTGAGTCGATGCAAGGTATCTCCGCAGACATCAATCTACTTGTAGAGGTTCTTACAATGCCTGTACCCAAAACTATGCCTGTTCCACGCCCATTGTATGAACCTATACTTCCACCACCAACAGGAGGATATAGTGATTTTCATGAGAATGATATGGTGATACGATGAGTTTTACTGTATATTCAAAAGAAGGTTGTCCTTATTGTTCCGCAATAATACAGGTTCTTGTAGGTAAAGACTTTCAATTTACTGAATATAAATTGGATGAGGATTTTAACAAAGATGAATTCTATGACGAATTTGGTGTTGGTTCTACATTCCCACAGATCATTATGGATGGAAACAAACTAGGTGGTTGCACCGACACAATAAGATATCTAAGAGAAAACAAAATTATCTGATGAAGAAAACACAAGTAGATTTATTTGACATCGTTGAACAAGTACTTGATAATGTTTTTGTAAGTAAAGTATATACTTTTGATATGTATCGTTATCTACGATCAAACGAAGTCAAGAGGCCAGTCGTAGATGAGTTCGTTGATAGTGTAACCGCAAAGAACATTCAGACCACTGTTGATGAGTTAAATTTATATCTAGAGGGAGGAACTGACTCTGACCATAAACAAATCCGAGAAGCTTATGGCTATCTTGGAAAACCTACCGCAAGAAAGATAAGAGATTATCTAAACAAAATACTTACTGATGCATGGAAGTATCAAAATGATAAGAGACCAGGCAGAAGGAAAGGATCAAAGAATCGCAAAAAACTTACTAAATAAAACAGATCTAATTAGAACATGTTAGAAGTAACTATTGTTTATTCGGCATTGTTTGCCATTGGTGGTACACTATTAGGTATCATTGTCGGATGGTTCGCCTGCGAAAAGTGGAGCGAATACACTGTTCTTAAAAATGCTCAAATTGCATCTCATCCAGAGATGTATGATCAAGAAGGAAACTTGATCCAGACCGAACTCACAGCTGTTCGTGTCGTACTCGATGAAAATGATTACTACTTGGAGGAAGAAGATTAATTATGGCTGCGACTAAAACTAAATTGCCACCCAACCCATTGATCAGTGAAGTCCTTGATGCTGTATCAAAGGCAAGGTCTAAAGTTAAAAAGATTGAAATATTAAAGGAGTATGATTCCCCTGCGATTCGTGCTGTATTGATATGGAGTTATGATGAGAGTGTAAAGAGTATGCTCCCAGAGGGACAAGTACCTTACAACCCCAATGAGGCACCAAAGGGCACAGATCACAATCAGTTGACCTCAGAGTATAAGAATCTATATCACTATGTAAAAGGTGGTAATGATCCTTTACCTAATCTAAGAAGAGAGAATATGTTTATTCAACTTCTAGAGAGACTTCATGCTGAGGAAGCAGAGCTTATCTGTCTAACAAAAGACAAGAAACTGAAAGAGAAGTATAAGTTAACTAAGGATACCATAGCTGAGGCCTATCCAGACATTCACTGGGGTGGTAGATCATGACCACAAAGGTTCTAACTGAGAATCAAATTAGTGACATGAAAGAAAATGGTGTCACTGTAATTGTTAATGGATGTGAGGTAGAGGCTGCAAAGGACAAAACTCTACCTACCACAGCATGGTTGATAGTATGTAAGAATGAAGAGAAACAATGGAGTGACATTGTGATGGGAACTAGAGTTGCTGTGTTTGATTCTTACTATGATGTATTTGGAAAGAATGTTATTCAAAGAATGGATTGGACATCTGGAACTGTCAACCCTGTTTCATGGAACGTGGCTGTTAAATCACCAACAAAGAAAAAGAGAAGAGTGAGAGGAGGAGATACCAATGCCTGACATCAATGATCCTCAACAAGACTTGAAAAACTATACCGTTGACATGAGTGAGATGAAGAAAGTTGTAAAGAAATATAAAAAAATGAAAAAATATATGAAGTCTTCCATGTATGAAATAAACAAATTAAGTGGAAAAAAGACTTTTATTGATAAGTTAGTTGACAAATATGGGGAAAACCCTAATTCTGTAACAGAAAATACATAACTGCTTGCCTATATAATGTGAATGTGTTAATATAAACACATATCGTTCATCCAATGATAGAACTCACACTACTGGCATCACTCCTTGCTGAACACAACGCTTCCCACTGGGAAATGTCTTGTTTGGATTGGAATCGAAACAGAATTGAGATACTTAGCGATAAGAATCTTAACTCTGATGCTCACGAGTATCTTATAGATTACTTGAGAACTAAGGTGTCAGGTGATTGCGATGCTTTCATCATCGGACGCAAGTAAGCCGACTCGGAACGGATTCGTTCATCCTTATGATTGAAACTTTAATTGCTGCATCAAGTGCTATCACTACTCTAGTTACAGTATCATGTACAGATATTAATACTCTTGTTGATCGTGCTAAAGTCTATCCTGACCTTAGTGTAGAAGAAAGACAGGAAATTATTGATTTGTATTATGAGTTTGGTGACAAGTATGGTTTAGATTGTAGGGACGCAAAAGCCGACTGAAGGAACGGGATTTAAAAACCCTACTACTTTAGGAGCAAACCAAATGGCACAAGTCACATACCGTGGTGTCGTATATGACACCGATAGGAACAAAGCAAAGCAGACTAACAAGGTCGATCTAACTTACCGTGGTGTAAGACAAGAAAAAGAACTTACAAGTCTTAAGTGATTGAAACATTAGAGATATGCATAGCATCTGCTATCTTTCTCACAATCATAACTGCTGAAGTAAAGTTTCTATATGGAAAATAAAACGAAGGGGTTGTACCCCTTCTTTTTTTATGTTATAATTAGTAGAAATACAAAGAATTATGCGAGAACAGTTAATCAAAGCACTTCTTGCTCATGCACAAGGAGACATTCAAAAACATGTAGCAAATGTTGAGGTATATTTGGCTAATCCTGTGGGTATCGGAGAACACTCAAATATTGTAGAGGCAATAGAGGGTGAATTAGACATGATTGCAAAATATCAGGATCAAATAGACATAATTCAAAAATATTTCAAAAAGTAATGGATAGAGAAAAACTTAAATTACTAGTTCGTCAACTTGAATTAGTTGTGGACAATATAAAGGCAGAAGTATTATCTGATACTGATGCATATTTGACGATGGACACTTATGAAGAGGTAAAAAGGTCAAAACCTCATGATTTGGGATATGATGAAATTTTTGAGGATGATGAATGAATGAGACTAGTAGAGCAAAAAGATTAATTAAGTTACTTGAGAGACTTTTGAAGAAAAGAGAATTAAAAAAATTAA